GCCCAGATTACGGTGTCTAGTGCCAAACGCTTGTTTTATATATTTTTTTTCGCGTAGTCTTCAACAGCGTTAACTCGACGGGTCCAGCCCTTGCCGAAGACCGGATAAGCCTTTAGTTTCTCAAGAAATCTCAGCCTGAGATCGCTGTAGTCCTCAATCAAATCTGACGGTTTCTCGCGCTTGACTGCTGCGATTGTGATCGGACCAATGACCCCATCATCATCAACGCCCAGGATGCGCTGCAAGAATACAATTGCCTGTTTGGGTCCACTGTTGACCGCGCAATCAAAGACGCAGTAGTCCAGACCTGCCGGCAGATCGTCGCCCCAAACCTTATTCCAAAAGCGCCCACGATAGAGCGGCACTACGTCAGAGACGGACAAATCGCGCATACATTGCTCGTCGACACTCTCGCCCGTCCAGTCCTCCCACGTGCGCTTAGTGACGCCGTGGTTAGTCATACCGCCTGGGTCTGATGGGTGGTTGCAGTACCCGCCCTCAAAGCCTAGCGTCAGATCCAGCGCTTTCTGAAAGTTGTCTTTCATTTAGATGCAACGCCCTGAACTTTCTCAAAGGTCCGTAGACCGCCAAGCCCGAGCATACCAAACATCAGCTCCCACAAGCTCGCGTCCAACGTCGGCATATCGCCAACCTCAATCCCGTTCAGTCTTGCAACGTAAGAGCCAATTGGTCGCAGAACGTACTGATACGCAAGCGCCGTGGCGCAGACCCATCCAATCGCCGGACGCCAGCCGGCAACAAACAAGCTGCCCGATGCTGCTTCGGCTTTATTAATTTCGAGCTGGCCAACGATCTTGGCAAGCTCGCCTGATTGCTGGAGCTTTAGCAGCTCAAGCTGAGCGCTGGCCTGTTGTGCTGGATCTGGCCAGACCCGCTTGATGATTTCACCACCAAGCCCGAGGATCGCATCGATGCCGATCATTTGGACCAGTGGCTGATGATCCAACCGGCAGCGGTGCTGATGCCGCTGATGACTGCCATCCCGAACCAAAAGCCACCCTTGCTTTGATTAGCAAGCTCCAACAGTTTCTTTATGTCGGCTTGCATATCAGCCACTTGCTTTTCCAGCAGATCGACTTTGGCAATTAGCTGACCATATTTGACGGGATCAATATCTGACATGATCAACTCACGGTTTGTAATTCAAGAAATCTTTGAGTTTGGTTTGGTCACGTGAAATTTTACGGTTTTCGCGCACAACATTTAACAGCTTTCCACCACCGTATGCAAGCAAACCATACCCAGGTTCATCAGCAAAAATGCGACCAGCACCCTCAATACCCAATCCCCCCAAAACCCCAAGGATTGTCTCACCGCTGCCAGACGTGCTTACAACATCTTTGGGAATGGTTTGGATATCTGCAACAACGTCATTAAGCGTGCGGTAATGGTCAGCCCATTCAGGACCAAACACCAGATCCAACTTGCCGCTCTTGTCAAGATTGGTAACCAACTTGTTTAATTCTGCTGTCGACACATAACGCCGACCTTTGGTGTCAACTTGGGCTGACTTGGTTGTGTTTTCCAAGATATGCTCACCAAATCGACCTTTAATGTCACGCAACAACTGCTGACCTTCTGGCCCAGAATTGTCTAGCAGATCAAAAACCCTGCGTACTTGGTCACCAGAACTTCTAAGGAAAATCTGATCGAATATTTTTTCGGTCGGGACGCTTTGCTCGGTCGTTCCCTTTTTAATTTGATTGATTGATCTGACCGTGCTTTGATTCTCAAAGTCGTTGGACCATTGTGCTCGCTGCCGCCTGGCTTGCTTGTAAATGTCGCCGCCAGCGTTCTCAGTAATATTGTCAATAAGTCGTTTGGTTTTGGCTGACAGCGCAGCTTGACGTTTGTCTGTCCAGTCGGTTTCATCATTGATCATCTGCCTAATATCTTCAAGCTGGCGCACGCCGATTGACCGCGTGCCGCTTGGATCGTTAGCTGCAAATTCTTCCTCAATGATTCCATACAACGGATTTTGAGATTTCCGAGTTGGGCGATTTGCCGTTGACTTGTTGATAAAGTCTAGTACCGGCTGGTAGGAAACTGGTTGCGCCAGCTCACCTGCCGCTTCTGCCGCTGCGTACTGGTTGCGAATGTCGGCCATGCGAGCATCTTTGATGTCTTGCACGTAGGTCTTGATGCGCTGCCCAAAGTCGGTTGGTGAAACGCCTTGAGATTGCGTGCCAGTTGCTTCAATACCGGCTTGCATATTTTGTTGTACTTGAGCGTTTTGCTCAGCGTTACGCTCAAACACTTGCTCGGCCAAATTTGGATTTTTAGCGGCAACTGCAAAATATTTTACGTCATTCGGGTTTTTAGTGGCTTGCGCTTTGTGTAACGTAATCGGAATAGGTAAGTTTGCCGCTCGCTCCACCCGCACACGTGGCGTATCAACCGCTGCCGCACCAACGCTGCCCGGTGTAGCACCCGCCGCACGCGCTTGAGCTGCTTGCAAGCTAGGAGCGTTGTCAAGATTTTGGAATGCTTGCTCTTGTGCCGCTTTTAATTCACGTTGCGTTGGCGCGTTTGCGTTTTCTGTAAACGCCGCTTCCTTGGCTGCTTTTTGCTCAGCTAATTGACGCTGAACGTCAGCGTAAACAACGCGAGGTTTTGGTTGCCCCGGTGCCGGCGTTGCTGGAGCTGGTGCTCCGATGCCTGGCTCAACCCGTGGTTCCGGTGCCTTGGCTGCAAACTGGTCGCGCAACGCTTGCTCTGCGCCATAAGTAACTGCGCCAACTTTCTGACCAGCCTTGGCAACGCCAGGAATTGGCAGCAGTCCTAGCGAACCAACCATATTCTCAACGTCACCGAGCGGAATGCCGGTCTTTTCAGAAATCCAAGCCGTTCCTTTGCCGATGTTTTCGCTAATGAAGTTGGTCAGTCGACGAGTGGCTTCGGCTTTGTACGCTGGATCGTTAGAGATACCCAAAGCTCGGCCAAATGGGTCCGTGCGCTTTTCAACAAATTCAGCAACAGACTTTCGAGCTTCTGGTTCAGAAACGCCCATTGCACGTTGTATCGCATAGCTTCCTTGACCAACAAGACCGGTAAGATTTCCGGCAGCAACGTCAGCCAGAGAGACGATGCCTTTCCCGAGATCGGCCACGCTGCCGATCTTATATTCCGTCTTAGGCGTCGCTGGCTGCGGTGCGACTGTCGTAGTAGGGATCTGATCCGCTGTCGCTGCTGGAGCCGTTTGAGCCGGCTTTGGAGCCAATCTGTCCTGCATAATCTTGCGGACCAAATTGCCCTCGGGTAAGCCAGATGACGTGAACGCCGGTGGCTTAAGTGGCGCCGGCTTAGCCGGCTCCTCGGCTTTCTCTGTGCCGAGAATCAACGCACTAATCTCGTCAGCCGGTGCCGCTGGCATCTTGGACTTGACCTTGCTGATATAGCCAGATGGATTCTTGGTAACAAAACCACCGTACTGCGCCAGCGCTTTATCAACGTTGCCGTTGTTTTTGTCTAGCAGGGTTTGCAAGTACCCACGAGCTGCTTCCCGCGCTTGTGGCTCGTTGAATGGATCAAACTTGACGCCTTGGTTCTGCAAAGCCTTGACCGTGCTAGGCATAAACTGATATGCACCCATCGCGCCAGACTCTTTGTTGACAGCGCGAGGGTTGCCGCCGCTCTCAACCGCTTTTACAGCGTCGAGCAATTGGTCGGTGACAACGGTCTTGGATGGCTTTCCAAGAATCAGCTCTGAGACTTCATCCATTACAGCGATCCAGTTTGCTCAAGACGCAGAATGTTTTGGTATTTGCGATTGAATTCTTCGCGCTCTTTCGGCGAAGCATTCTTCAAGATCTCGTTTGCAGCCTTGATCCGCTCAGCTTTGTCTTGAATGAGCTTCGGCAGAGCCATGATTTCAAAGATGCGAGAATCAGCATTCTTGGACCACAATTGCTTAAATGTGTTGTGGTTAGCATCGCCATATCTTTGAGCAAATGTCGCCGCCGCCCTGCCTTCAAGCTCGGTTGCGATCACGTCGCCATAAGCGCGTTGAGCAACAGATTTCAATACTTTGGGAGAATAGGTTTCATCACCGTTTGAAATCCTGACAAGCTCTTGACCGCCAACGGTGTCCAGCGACCCGCCTTTGGCTTGGATTGTAGCAATCCGAGCGTTAGCCAAATCTTTGGAGAGCTTTTGATAGTCTACATCTCCAAGCGCTGATTTTATTTTTCGCTCTGCTGCACCCATGACGCCAGCAGAGTCAAATACCGCTGCCTTTTCAATCTTGTCGGCCATGCTAATGACTTCCTCAAGATCACGTCGAGCCTTGGTCATGACAGGTTGAGCGGCAATCAAACCGTTTCTATATTTCTGACCCACCAATCGATCTTCTTCTTCGCCTTGAACCGGCAAGAAAGCCTGACCAGGCGTCCGCTGCGGATAGCGCATCGACATTTGAGTAGCGGTAACGCCTTGTGGCTGCGTTGGTGCCTCCGGTTGCATCAACGGAACGCCCGGACCCTGCTTTGCTGCCGGCCCTGTTTCGAGCGGACCCGCAGCATAAGAAGGCTTTACGATTGCGCCAGTTTGTGCGCCTTCCTGCGGCATCTCTGGTGTTGTCGGACGCGGACCCACTTGGAATGATTGAAATGTATTTCCGCCAGGCCCTAAAACCGGATAACCCGGAACCCCACCAGCGCTGACAGATGGCGCTTCACCCGGAGCAAGCAATTTCTGTTGTGTTCCTGGTGGTAGCTGACCAACCAAATTATTGAACATCCAGCTTCCCAGAAGCTCCGGATTGTTTGCTCTTTTGGCATCGGCAAGAACCGCATACATTGACGCTTTGTATGCTTCAGCCCGATCAACAGGAACGCCACCTGCAATAGCTCGATCTGTGCTCAGCCGAATATCATTGATTGCTTGTTGTGGATTTTTAACCGCATTCGCAATCCACTCTGGTCTGTACAAAGGATTAAGCGTCTGACGTAATGCGCCTTCAATTTGACTGGCTTGGTTAAATTCAGCAACATCCGCGCCGGTAACCGCTTGACGACTCAATGCTTTTTGTCGTTCAATCTCGGCTTGTTGCGTTTTTTGAGCCGTCCCAAGCTCAAGCGCAGCTTTTTGCTGTTGAATCGGGTTCATTGCCTGTTCTTGCTCAAGCGCTTGTGCGCCCCGAGCCAAGTTCAGCAAATTTCCAGCAGAACCAAGAAAATCAATCGGCTTGACGCCCAGCGGAATGGTTGGATCAAGTGCCATGATTTAAGCCGCGTGATAATTGAAATCGCCTTGCATACTCTGCTGTTGGGCACCGGCGCCAATTAACGCCGGCGAAGAAGGCCCAATCTGAATCGGTGCGGGAGCTTGCTGCTGGTTAGGGTTCCGCAAACCTTGCAAGTAGCTGTACCCACCGATGTTGCCCAACGCTCCACCATAAGCGTTTGCTGCTGCAACCTGGCCAGCACCTTGAACCGCCGCCGAGCCAGTTGCCAAGCTCGACAGGTTTGTGCCGAGCGCTTGGTTTGCTGCGTTAACTGCCGATTGTCCCGTCTGACCAATTCCAGCAATGCCGGCCAACGTGTTGTAAATGTCCTTGCGCTGGTTTGAAAAATTTTGAAAAGCGTTCTGATAAGCGTTGCTGGCGTAGTCTTCGGCAAATCTAGTGATGCCACGGTCAATATCGCTGCCACCGCTGCCGCCAGCATTTAACCGTTGACGTGCCGCCCTCTGCCCTTCTTTGAGCATAAACTCATAATTTGGAGCCAGGTTCGTCTTGAGATCCTCTGGACCAAACTGCTTTGTCAAATAACCGGAACCAGTCTGCATCATTGGCTGACCGTTGGCGTCCAGCATGGGCTTGCCCTGCGAGTCAAACATTGGCGTCTGACCGCCGAGCATCCCGCCGATCTGACTCAATGACGTATAGCCGATGCCGCGATACGGCGCTTGCTGCTGGTTGATTAGATCAAATTGACGTTGCTGAAGATCGGCAGCATATCGTGCCGCTGCTGCTTGAGTATCTGCCGAAGATTGAGCCGCATTAGCTCCAAAAACACCGCCAAGCAAACTAAGACCGCCGCCAATGACTGCTGGACTGGTAAGTAGACCTAAAGGCATGATCAAATTCCTTTGCTGATTAACACAGCATCAATTGCATCTTCGTCTGTTTCGTCCGTTGCATGGATGCAAAACCATACGCAATCCTGCAACGCTTCAATCTTGTGGTGAGTGCCGGCTTTGATCTCAATGCACGCTGGAGCGTTGTAACTTTCGACAGAATCATCAGTCGAAACAATCACTTGACCCGATGCCAGTATACTCAAATGGGAATAAGTATGCTTGTGGGTCGCAGCAACGTATCCCTTCGGGATAAACATTTGCTTGGCATAGATGCCGCCTGAAAAATGATGTTTTACCTGTGGGTCAACATCAAATCGACCAGCAAAATGCTTGAATAATTCGTTGGCTTGCATCAATTGTACAGCGGCAAGTAATAAGTTGTACCGTCACAAACAACCGGCAACCATTTTGCAATCACCGTATGAGTGCCGGATGCTGCTAAGTTATTGACTGTCACGGTGCTGGACGTTGTGAGCGTGGTTGCGCTGACTGACGTGCCGGCAACCGATCCACCCGTGATTGCTACGCTGCTGGCATTCTGCGTCGCCATCGTGCCAGCGCCAGAGACGTCCGCAATTGGAATTGTTGCGCTCGCCGTGAGCGGTGTTGTGCCGGCGCCCTTGACGTAGCCTGTTAGCGTATTGGCGCCAGTGCCGCCGGATGCCGTGTTGAGCGTTCCGCCCAACGTAACCGCGCCAGACGTTGCCGCCGCTGGCGTCAAACCCGTCGTGCCACCGTTGACGCTATTGACCAGCCCAACGCCAACCGTAATCGTCTGCACGTTAGGGTTTTGCAACCAAATCAACCATTCCCGCGCTGGCCGACTGGTGACCGGATCAAGAAATGGCGATTGTGGGTATCGCAGATAGGTCGTTGCCATCAGTTATCACCCACGCTTGCCTTGAGGTTTGCCGAGATGATTGCTGCCTTGACCGGATCGCTGATTGACACTTCCCAGACCCGATCTCTGGCCATGCCGAGCCGACGCCAAATTGCTCTGTTTTGGTATTTGCCTATGCGCCCGATGCCGGTCCAATGCTCATTCGACCAAGTGCTGCCGCCATCGTTTGACCAGCGCAGCATCGCTTGTGGGTTTTGTCCCTGTCCGGTACTTGTGCCGACGCCAGGCTGAAATTGGATTTGCAGCTCGTCGAAGTATTCGCGCTGGAAATCAGAAACCAAGTGAGGAGTGCGACGCAGACGCCGAATCGGGTTGCCGCCCTCGGTGAACACCTCGGTATCTACAATGTAGATCTTGCCGTTCTGGTAGTCGCCAACCAAGTTGTACGTGTTAAAAAACGTCGCACAATTGCCGCGATTGCGCTGGAAGTTGTTCAACAGATCCAAGCTCATCCACTTGAACCAGAGCTTTGTCGTGGAGTCATAGACCCACGTCAGATTGGCTTGTGGAAATGTGACGATGTACCACTCATGCCCTGTGATCTGCATGGAGTAGGCAATTGCATCCGAGACGTCGTAACCAATCAGCGAGTTCTCAACCGCATGGGTTGATAGTCTAATAAATTGGTAACCATTAATGGTGCCGATGGTCGCGTGACCCAATAGATCCCGCGTGACAAACATAAACGATTCGGACCATCGAGCGACAGAAAATGGCGCGTTGATGCCGTGCTGAATAAATGTTCCGCTGATCGGCGCAAATGGAAAGCTGGCAATCGTCGGGTCGGTGCCTGGTGATTCAACCCAGACCTCAGTCGTGTATTCGCCAAACAAGAATAGCTGCTGGTGATCAAAAAACAACGAGACCAGATTGTCCGACCCGCCATCTTTGCGACCATAGAGCGTGCTGGTCGTATAGGCTGAGCCAGGATCGGTTGACGTGAATAGCTGGCTGTTTGGCTTGTTGTAAACCACGTAGCCGTTGGCATAGTCACAAACCGTTGCATCGGCCCACGGTCCATCGCTGGATAGTTGGGCAAACGTGCTGGTTGTCAGATTGTAAATATATCGCGCAGACCCATCGACGATATACGCCACAACGCCGTTAGAAGCCCCGTCATCGGTCGTTTGGATCTCGGTGATGCTAACGGGTCCGCTCGACGTAATAAGCGTCCCAACCTCGGTATACGACCAGTCTGCAAGGATCACGTACAACTTGTTAGCTGCGACCGCGACCATCTGCCCAAATGGGTTGATCGCTCTCATTCCGCGCACGGGACCGTTTGGCAGCGTGACAATCGTTTGGTAACCGGGAGTCGGCAGCAACGCGATAACGCCGCGCGATCCATCGGGCTTTACCGGATCAATCTCGGGATACCAGTTGATGCACTCTTGGGCATCTTGGTAGATGGTCGGAGCTTCGTAAGACGCTCCAACAAACCCAAAGTCAGCCATTACACAAACCCGCCGGTCAAGATCCAGCTCGCGTCCTTGGCTTTGCCGGAGAACAGAACGTCAGGGAATTGTGCCGTTAGGCTCGGTCGCATATTGGTACGCTTGAGCGTGGCTTTAGCTTGCGCTGCGTAAGCGTTGATCATAGCGAGCTGCGTCTGCGAATTTTTTCCGTACATTGGGCATAGACGCTCGGCCAAACACCAACGCAGAGCCATTAGATAGCCCTGCGGCAGAGCAATCGACTCGTAGAGATTGCTATAGCGCCGAAACATCGTGTCGGCAAAAATGTGCATTTCGCCCTGCGCCGGAGCTGGCCAGAGATAGATCGTGCCAAGCAGCTCAGCCGGTTGATAGTAGAGCGCTTTCGGCCAGGGTCCGTTGAGACTCTTGAGACCAATCAGCTCGTACTGATCCAATCCAATGACTGCAACAGGATAATCCAGCGAGTTCTGAGATTGGCCACCACCACCAGACTGGTTGATCACGCGCACAAACGCGCTGTTGATGCTGACCGGACGCTGATAGCTCGCCGTGATTGTGGTGCTGGCAACCGTCTGGCTTGTGCTGACAATATACGTGCCGAATTCGTTGACATTGCCGCCAGCGCCGGTGACAAACTGCACAATCGTCGTGCCAGTTGCGATACCTGTTCCAACCAAAGTCTGACCGAGTTGCACCGATCCGCTTGTTAGCGCCGTGACCGTTAGCGTCGTGCCGGAGATGGAGCCGGTAAATACTGCTCCGACTTGACCACCAGGTCCGATTGTGTACTGAACCTGATTGGTTGACGTCGGAAAGATAATTTCAGTCTGATAACTGATCATCATCCGTTCGTTTGACCATTGGTCCAATATGTCGTTCAACATATCGAACGCATCCTGGGCTGCGTCGGTCGTTGGCGTTTCGCCAGCCTCGAGCGCCCCAATGTCTTTCAGAGACCGCGAAATGATTTCAATTGGCGCAGTCATGGTCAATACTCAATGATCACGTAGCCATTGAGCGTCGGAGGAGACGCCCCATCGTATAGCGCTTGAACCGGCACAATGTTGGTTGTTCCTCGGCATTGGTTTGCCAGTGCCCCGTCAAATGTCTTGGTGATGTAGTTTGCTGAGCCAATTGAAAATGTTGAATTCAACGCAGAACCACCCGCCGGCCCTGGCGTTGATCCGGTCGGACCTTGTGCCGTCAGATATGAGCCAATGCTTGTGTTGCCGGCAGCACCACCATTGGTGATCGCAATTGATGCGCCAGGCGTGACCGTGATGAAACCAGCGGCAACCGTGTAAATAACGGTCGTGCCGTTTGAGTAAACGCCGCTGCCGATTGTGGCTCGCAACCGAGTGACGCCAGACGGAACAGTAAACGTGTCTGATCCGCTGGTTACCTTGTAGTACAAGCTGAATTGCAAGACGCCGGTGCTGATCGTTGGCGTCGTGGCAACAGCGCTGATAATTTCGTTGTTGGTGCCGCCAATGGTGATCGTCGTTCCATCAGGTCGCAAGGCACCGATCTGAGCTGTCGTGGCAACCGGAAGCGCTGCACGCTTGATGATTGCGTCGTAATTAAGCGCTGACGATACCGAGTCACGGTACAAATAGCCACCACCGCTGCTAGGCAAAGATTGGCCGGTCGTGGATAGCGTGCTGCCAACGTAGCTCAACCCTGAACCAATTGTCACGTTGCCGATGCCGCCCGATCCATCGCCACGCAGAATCGACGATCCGCTTGTAATGCCCGTCAGATCATTGATGCCAGAGACGTTATCGTAAGTGCCAATCGTGACCGCCGCGCTAGTCTGGAGCACAAACTTATAAGACACTCCGACCGTCAGCCAAACCTCGTTAGCGGTGCGCCCTGCGGCATCCAGCACAATTGGATTGGCATTGGCAATGGTTCCCGTGTTGCTGGTATACGTCGCTTGTGGCGTCGTTGTTCCTGCGGTGTACGTATACAGCAGACCACCATTCAGCGGGATTCCGAGGTTATCGAAAAACTGCCAACCGGCGCCAGCTAACGGGGAAAGTCTAACGGCCATGATTAACCTTGGCTGATTTTGTAAGCTGCAACCAGTGCATCATAGTTAGATCCAATCTGCGCTTTCAGCACGTCACGCACCCGAATCGACTTATTCTGTTCAGCCTTTTCGGTGCGAACCAGAACGCGCAGACGATCACGATATTGATAATCGTTGATCTGAGCCACTTGACCATCGCTTAGATCGTGCGGCAAATCTTCGGTCTTAATCGTTCGAAATGCTTCCAAGTCTGCTGGCCATTCGCCAGCCGGAAGCGCGTCCAGCATTGCCGAGTAGTTGTCAATGTTGAGCTGGTAGCCGTAGATTTCCATTTCACGGTGGAAAGCATTCATGACTAAGCCGGCTTGCTTTTCTTGATCGGTGATCATGATTTACCTTGTCTGATTGCTAAATGATACACAATTGGGAACGCCTGGCGTTGTTGATGGGTTTGTATATTGAGACCCAACTCCACCAGACGTCCAAGGATATGCTCTGACGTATGGAATAACTGCTGATGTTGCGCCGGCAATTTCTGATCCCGTGCTAGACCAGTCAGCAGAATTGACTGTCGTGCTTATTGACGGTCCAGAATATAAAGAACCGAAACCAGCACCCCATTGATAGATCTTTAGCGCTGCCGGCGTTGAGTTGTTTCCAACAGCAAGCTGACCACCAGTAGGAGAGAATCTAACCGAATAAACCGTGCCACCAATTGCTGATGATGGGTTGGAATATTTAACGCCAAAACCCGCCGACGTTACCGGATAAGCAGCAATAAACGGTGATGCGGTGCTGCCAATCGCAACGTCATTCGTTGTTTGGTTGAACGATACGCTGCCAGGATTGTTGCCAAACGGAGGAATTGTCACCGGATTTGAGTATCGAGTGCCAAACCCGGTCGATGATGACCATGGATAAAGCGAAATTGCCGTTCCTGCGTTTTGACTGAATGCAACCTGAGTATTGTCACCGTTTAGCGTGATGCCAGTCGTTGCACCAACCGAGTTAATCGCTGAGCCGTTTGAATACTTAGATCCAAATCCGCTGGATTGGCTCCAAGCCCATGCTTGCGGATACGATACTGCCGTTGCGTTTGACGTCAGAATCGCGTCAACCGTCTTGGTCCAAGTAAACCCTGCCGGACCTCCGGTTGATGGGCTTAGAGAACTGCCAGGATTGGAATATTGCGTCCCAAAACCAAGACCAGACCATTGCCAGACGCTGAAATAAGGAGCGGCAACAAATGACGCTGAAAAAACAGAGTTGTCACGGACAAATGAAACCTGGCTGATGTTGTTTGGAATGCTTGGCGTCGTGAAAAGTGACCCGAATCCACTTGCAGAATCCCAACCATAAACCGAGATGCGCTTTGCTGCCGTTGTTCCACCAAATGCGATGTAGGTCGACGGCGTAACCGGAGGCAAACCACCAGAACCGCCGCTAGGGAACATCATCCCCAGAAAACCACTCATGTCACGCCGGTCCCGCTGACATACCACGTATTGACAGCGACCTTAAGCATCGTCGCAATACCGTTGCTGGCCAATGATCGAGTGCCGGCAGAACTAGAGTTGGCGAGCTGAAGCGTGACGCCAGACGCCGGAATGATGCTGAGCGCCGTGTTGTTGCTGACAATTGTGATCACTGTGCCAATGTCGAACCCAACCGTTGCATTGAGCGGAACCGTAACGCTGCCAGTGACGTAGTAATGCTTGGCGTTATCAGACAAAATCAGCGTGCCGCTCGTATTGGCCGACTGAGGCATTGTCCGATAGCCAAAAGCGTAGCTATTGCCATCGCTATCTTGAACCGTTGACGCGCTCGCTAAAGCCGTTACGGTCTTGTTGGTCAGCGTTTGAGTGCCGGTCAGCGTAACCACCGTTGAATCAATTGCAATCGTGCCGGAGCCGGTGATTGGCCCACCAGTCAGCCCTGTTCCCGTCGCTACGCTGGTGACCGTTCCAGCCACGCTGTAGTTGGGAATGTTAAGCACGTTTGAAGCAAACGTCGCTGCGCCAGTTGACCCGACCGTTGTCAGCGAGATCGGCGATTGAAAGTCCGTATTGGCAGTCGCCGCCGCAAGCGCTCCACCGCTGCCCTTGAGCATTCCGCTGATGCTGGTCGTAAGCGTGATTGCTGGCGTCGTGGTAGCCGATGCAACCGTACCAGCAAAACCGTTTGCGCTAACAACCGATGCGCTGGTGACCGTGCCAGTACCAGCGCCAGCAGCGTAATTTGGAATGTTAAGCACATTAGCGGCAAACGTCGCCGCTCCACTTGTGCCGACTGTTGTCAAACTGATCGGAGCTTGGAAATCCGTACCTGCTGACGCATTGGCAAGAGCGCCACCACCACCCGCTTTAAGCAGTGCTGAGCCGCTCGGTGGTGTCAGGTAGTCCGTATTTGCTACGGCAGCGCTGACGGTCGTGCCATCGCCTTTCAGAACGCCTGTGACGGTCGTGCTAAGCGTGATAGATGGTGACGTCGTTGCATTTGCAACCGTTCCAGCAAGGCCATTGGCAGAAGCAACGCTGACGGTCGTGACCGTGCCGCTGCCGCCGCCACCACCACCACCAGCAATTGCCCTGAGAGCCATTAGAGTCCTTCGCCTGGAGTAATTTCAAAGGCTCCAACTGCGTCAGCTTGGAACCAAGCGTTTGCAGGAATGCCGCCAAAGACCTCAACTGAGCTAGGCAAGAATCCAAGCGTCTGCCGCTTCGGGCTTCCGGCTGTCGGAGCTGCAACCGTAATCGTTGGGGTTGCATTGCCAGGAGCCGGTGCTACCCATGCAAGATACTGCGCCGAAGCGCTGGTATTGCGGACCCGATAGCTTGTAGGGTTGTCGTTGTTGTTGGTCGAAACCTGCACCGGAGACGTGCCAACAAGGTAGGTCGGGCCAAACGGCGTAAATGGTGAGTTATACATTGATCAACACCCAAGAAGTTGTTTCCTCGTTCCATTGATACCGCTCGCCGTCCGATGGATATGCAACAGGAGCATCCCATAAGCACGTTTTTTCGTTGAGCGTCCAGCTCAGGAAAGGTTGCGGAGGAATAAAAGCGTCGCGTTGGGGGTCGTACTTGTACCCGATACCTGCGTAATTTTTGCGAAATGGTGTGCCGCCAAGGACGTGAACACCACCAATTGTGTTGTAACTGGTTTGCTTATAAACATCGCCAGTCCTAGAAGTCAATTCATCTTCTTTGTCTTCGTCGCGACCAACAGTAACAAATACAACAAAATTGTTTTTGTCAAGTTTTGCAAAATGTGCCATTTGTATTCCTTAGCTGAACGTCACAGTTTCTGATCCTGTGGAAGTCGCTTTAACTGCATAGATGTTAAATCCAGAAATAGCAGTAGAAAGGCTAGATGTAACCCCACCAGAAAATGTTGCTGTGTAACCAGTTGGTATTCTAAGAATAATTACTCCCGAACCGCCGGTTGCTCCGGTTTGATTGGCAGAAATTGCATATCCACCACTAGCCCCACCGCCGGTGTTAGCGGTTCCAGCAATACCCGGACCTTGAGTGGTTTTTCTCCGAGTTGCACCGCCGCCCAATCCGCCAGTCCCGCCGCCATCCTCGTTGTTCCCACCGCCTCCGCCGCCGCCTGAGAAGTACACATTACTAGAGTTAACTTCGCCAACAACCAATGTTGTTGCAACCGCGCTTGTAATAATTGTGCTTATAACACCAACACCACCATTACCACCAGACACGCTGCCTACACCGGCAGTTCCAACCGCGCCGCCACCGCCGCCGCCGCCACCTTCGTCACTTGTTACGGAACCAGCACCGCCAGCGTATCCCTGATTGGCGGTTCCTGCACCACCATTATTTCCTACAGCCCCTCCGTTTCCTCCACCTCCAGAACCGCCGGAGCCTCCAACACCACTAGCAGCACCGCCGCCACCGCCTCCTGTTGAAGTAATGGTTGAAAATATTGATTGATTTCCTTGAGAACCATTGCCAACAGCAATTCCCGCCGCACCACCTGCGCCTATTGTGATTGTGTACGCGGTTCCTAATGTAACTAAAACTGGTGATTCAACAGCGCCGCCGCCACCAGAAATTGATCCGTAAGAGGTTCTGTAACCACCCGCTCCACCAGCACCCGATCCACCAGCCGACCCGCTTCCGGTTCCAGCAGATCCTCCAGCACCAGCAACAACAAGGAAGTCAACATTAAGTGTTGTTGGGGAAGGTTTTCTCCCCAACATAGCAAGCATAATCCCACTCATGACACGTTGCCCGTCAGAACGCAAGTGGTGGCAGAACTAAACAGGACGGTACAAACACCGCGAATCGCAAGCGTTACCGACGTTACGGTTGTGTTCGACCCAGCAATGTAAGCCGTTGGCGCAGAACAGGTAATCGTCGCCGTCGATGCGGTGTTGTTGTAAATTGAAATCAAATCACCGTCGCTGAAAGTCGACGTTGGGATCACAATCGCACCCGAAGCGCCGAGTTGGACATACTTGCCAACGTCGCCAACCGCCAACGTGTAGCTGGCCGTTTTGGTCCCAACCGGGGGAGCGTTGAGATAACCAAGTGTCACCGCATCCGTAGATGGGAGTGTCTGGGTAAGTGTGCTTGCGGTATTGGCAGACTGTAGAACTGAAGTACCAGCCCCGCTAGAATTGCCTTGAAGTTTGATGGCGCTCATAATTGTTCCTTTAAGCAGCGATGAGCCAAACTTGGCCCGTAGGGACGGTTACGGCAACACCCGTTGCCACGGTGACAGGCCCAACGCTAAATGCGTTAGAACCTGCCGTTACAGAGTAATTTGAACTGATTGTTTGGTAAGATTCGGCTACGGGGCCCGAAGATCCACCACCCGTCGACGCAATTGTAATTGAGCCGTTGCCATTCGTAATGGTGATGTTTGAACCAGCAGTCAGCGTTGACTTAGTTAAAGTGTTGCCTGAGCTGTTGCCAATCAACAATTGACCATCAGTGTACGTAATTTGGCCTGTACCGCCATTGGCCACCGGAAGCGCCGTGCCAGAGTATCCAAGTGTCAACGTACCAGATGACGTGACAGGAGTGCCGCTAACCGATAAGAAGCCTGGCGCAGACAATCCAACCGATGTAACCGTGCCGCCGCCACCACCAGAAACTGCCGCCCAAGAAGCGTTGGTGCCGTTGGTTGTTAGGTAATACCCGCTATTGCCGGTTTGCGATGGAGCAAGAGCATTGAACGCTGAAATGGCTGACGTTGCCCCCGTCCCGCCATTCGCAATTGGCAATTGACCCGAGACACCACTCGTTAAGGGCAGATTTGTTGCATTAGATAGATTGGCGCTGGCAGGAGTGCCAAGAGCCGGCGTTGTAAGCGTCGGGCTGGTCAGCGTCAGTCCGGCAACGGTCGTTGCCGTAGCGCCGAGCGCCACGCTGGTCGATCCGATTGTGACCGAGCTGTTGGTCAGTCCAGCATTAGGGATAGTCGTGGATGCCGTCACAGCGCTTGCGCCGTTGGCGTACATATAACCCGTCAAACCAGTCACGGTAAGCGTGCTGAACGCGCTAGAACCGCTCGCAGCGACCTTTTGCCAGGCTGATCCGTTGTAAACCGCCCAATCGCCAACTGCCCACGTGCTGATGCCGTTTAGGTTAGTTGAGCCAGCAGTCGAGACAACGTAGTAATACCCGAGCGTTCCAACGCTTGATGTAAGCGTCGGACTATTAGTCGAAGCATTCCATGTCCCCTGGTAACTGTTGCTGGTCGTTGCAATGACGGTGGCAGCAGTGATCCGGCCTTGAGCGTCAACGGTAATCTGAGGGATACCAATGGACGTGCCATAGGTTCCTGCGGTGACCGCTGTGTTTGCCAGCGAGATCGTGCCGGTCGTGGTGATCGGACCACCCGTCAGACCCGTCCCGGTTGCGACGTTTGAAACGCCACCAGCAGTCGACGCAATGGTGACCGTGCCACCCGCGCCACCATCGGTAATCGTGATATTTGTGCCGGCTGTCAAAACGCGCTCATTTGGCAGCGTTGACGATGCAGACATTAAGACATAGCTATCGGTCGACCCTGCGCCCGAGCTAATTGGCTGGCCACCAGCGCCAACCAAAGTAATGAAATTACCGTTAGCGTCGTAAGTAGCGCCAACTGGGACCACGTTCTGCGACGTGACCGTATTTACCTGATTGGTCTGCGACATTTGCTATTCCAAAATTAAAGAGAAAAAGCCGACCTTTATGGGATCGGCTTTCCTTCTCATTTGCCTTGATTAAGGCAGGAACGTGAGATCGTAACCGTAGACAAAAACGTCAACGGTAGCAGCATAAGACGCTGCCGTGCCGACGTTAAAGTATACGTTCTGGCCTGTCTGAGCTGCCGTAGAGTTGATCGTTCGCTGCGACACAACCGAGGAGCTGGTCAAAGCATTCAACGTCGCATTCGAAACGATTGCGGTGCCGCTTGCGCCAGGTGCGGGAAACACGCCAGCAAAAGGGACGGTTGACGCCGACAGATCGGTCGAGGCATTCGTCACGACCACGTTGGAGACGCTGTAACGCCCCGTGTTAAGGATCGGCAGAACGGTGTCACCCGTTACTGCCAAGCTGACTGACTGAGCCGATGCCAACAAACGCAGAGCCTGGTTTGAACCGAGCACCTGTGGATGATTGGCTACGGTAGTTGCGGGTCCCGGATTCGCCATGATTATTTCCTTAAATCGTTATTGATTAAGCTGCAACGCGGCAAGCCAGCTCAGGGTAGAGCATCGCCCAACCATAGAGCACGTCAAGACGGCACGGGATTGAGTCATTGTTAATCGTGTACTGACGAACGACGCGGATCGAAAGACCCAGATCCTTGTCAGATGCACGTCCAGCAAACACAACGCCCATTGGCAGCTCAAGGTCAGCACAAGCCAACGTCTCTGCATTGCGGTGCAGGATGATGTTTTGTGGGCTAACGGTGCCGGTGTTATTAAACGGAGTCACAACAGCCGAGCTGCTGGTAGCCGAAACGTAGACGTTCTGGAATTGACCAGCGGTGATGATCGCGGGGCTAACCGTGACCGATGCCGAGCCACCCGAGCTGATGGTCACAGCGCTGGTAACAACGAAGTTACGCAGACGGTTTGTGCCGTAAGGCTGGCGGTTCTGTGGGTTAACAGCGTAGACGTTAGCGATGGTGATCACGTCGCCCTGCTGGATTGGAGCTGCTGCCGACGTTGCCGAGATGGTGATCGTCGATGACGATGCCCAACCAGACGTGAGCGAGCCGGTGAAGGTCGCCGTGTTGGTTGCCAGCGTTGCAGAAGCGTAGGAACCAAACGTCTGCGAGACCACGTTCTGATCCATCTTCCAGCGCATACCAGCGCTATCCGTGCCCATCATGCCCTTTTCGTACTGCTCGGAGATCTTCTGATTAGGCATAAACAGCCCTTTCAAAGAATCGACGATGGTTGCAGACGTGAATGGCTCGACGATACAAGCACGACGACCGTCGCGTGGCGCACCTTCTGAGTCCAGATAAGCCTGGCCGGTCAGGTAGGTCAGCAGCGAGGTAGGAGGAACGCCAGCGGTGCCGACGATGTTTGCCACGTTGTTCTTGGCAAGCACCAGACCGTCACGGTCGATCTTGTTGGCAATCGTTGCAACAGCCGGTTTGATCAAACGGTCGCTGAACATATCCATCGACAGAGCCAAATCAGCGGTGCTGAATTGGGTATCAACGTGGAATTGGGTATTCAACGTGACAGGAATTGAAGTCTCGTTAAAGTCTTCAACCGACAGGTTTGGTCCGGTAACACCGATAAACCGTGCTGGTTTACGGACGTTAACAGTTGCACCAATCTTGGCACCGGCAACGGCGAATTGATCGTCGTATTCACGGTTAACTTCGCTGGTAAAGGTGAGTTCGTTTTCCAAGACCATCAACGCTTCGTTGGTGATCTTGCTGATCGTTAAGAGGGTATTAGCCATTTTATTTCCTTCGGATCAAAGATCCATTAATCTGTTTACCTAATCTTGCCGGCTTGTCTAGCCGCTTTCCATGCTGCGTATGTCCCATGAAATTCACCTTTGGAATTCACGAGATTGTCAGCGGTTGCGTTGCTTGACTTGATAGGGTTGATCGGGGCTGGTGCCTTGCTTTTTACCACAGATCTCTCAGGCTTGCTAGTTTCAGATTTCTCAAACTTTGCTTCCAGCTTGCCAATAGCTCTCAACGCTTGAGCCGGCGTCAAATCATTAAAAGACCTGGCCTGATCTTGATTTGATGCAAGGTGATACAGGATTTGTGGTCCCACGTCTGATTCTAATATCGCGTCCCGAATGTGATTCGGCACAACAACATCGCTTGACGCCACCATCTCATCAAAATCGTCAATCTCAGCCTTTGCCGCTTCAAGCCGTTTGGTCCAAGTCTGCACGACTTTCGCCTGTTGCTCTTGCGCTTTCCTTTCCTGATCCTGCCGATCCCGTTCTTTGAGTGCTCTCTCAGCGCTATATTCAGCCAATGCTTCTGCGTATTCAAAAGCATCCGTGAATTGATCCGGCGTAGGCTTGGCGTCAGCAACAGGAGCCTGTTTCGGCGCCTGTCCTTGCTCCAAAGCCTGTAGCCGTGCTTCCAGCGCTTCCCTGGCTTCGCGTTCACGCTGAGCATCAGCCCTGGCCTGTTCGCGCTGCTTAGTTAGCTCTGAAAACCGCGCCTTTAGCTTGCTCGGTTTACCTTCGTTTTCTGTAGCTGGTGCTTCATCTTCCGCATCTGGCTCATTCTCAACCTCGGATTCGATTGGCTCTGCTTCTTCAGCAGCCTCAGTCGTTTCTTCGGGAGCTAAGCCCAGTTTTTGTGCAAAAAATTCGGCTTGATTTTCGCTTGTGACAACTTGCGTTGTCTCTCTTGGTTCTGACATGGTTACCCACGGATTTGCCCGGTGAAACGCGCCGGTACGATTGCGCTTATATAACCCGCTTGGTCAATTGCGTCAAAGACTATTGCATAAATGGGTTCTGACCTTGATCAATGTCTTGCACAGCGTACTGCGCTGCCGCCATTTGCTCGGCATTCCGACGCTCAATTTCCCGCGCCAGCACGTCGATTGGCATATTGTGAACAAGCAGGTTCACCAATGCGTCAATCTCGGTCTTATTCTGGCTGGTAATTGCCCGAGTATTCTGGTCATTGACCTTGACCTCGGCCATTGTCTCGGTGTTGTGCGCTTTAGCCGTGACGTCCATCAGTTTGCGCTTGGTTGCGCCATCTTCTTTGATTTGCGCCACCTGGCCACGGTTGTTGATCTCCAGCTCCATCGCTTGCATTTGCTGCTGCATCATCTGCATCTGCTGCTTGGCTTGTGCGAGCTGCATCTGGACCTGCGGTGGAATGTCGGATTTCTCGTCAATCTGCGCCAACGGGTTCACCGCTGCCAGCCGGTCGGCAATGATTTCCGCGCCAGGGAAGTCCATCTGCCGGAACACCAGATCGCCAGCAGCTTGGAACAACTCTGGGCTGGAGCCAATCAGCGGCATCATTGCATCGACCGCTTGGATGCGCCGTGATGCGTAGCCGGGACCAGTATCCATGCTGACGTCGTACTCACCAACCGTCACGTCGTTCAAAACACGCCCAACTTGGGTGGCTTCATTGATGGTGATTAGATCTGGCTTGCCATCGACGCCGATGATTCGCATAACGCGCTCGGAGTCATAGATCTTTGGAATCAAATCCAAGATAATCCGACCAGTCTGGGCAATGGATTTGGTCAAATTATCGTAGTAATGATAATTCGTCATATCCACTTGCTGTTGCTGACCATTCAGCGCTTTACCGCTGATGTTGCCGGTCGGCAATTGGCTCGGATCAAAGATGCCCACGACCTGTTGCAGATCGTTGCTGACCGATTCTGCCGCCGCCATGATGCCAGCAGGAGGTGGCTCGGGTTGCAGACGGGTCGGAGTTGGCGCCATCCGACCTTCAATGTCGGTCTGCTTGTAGCGCAACACCGGCGTGGCTTTGATGTTCGCTGCCGCCCACTCAGTCTCGTGGCCCTCGTCTTGCCCTTCTGCCAGCAACCATTTGGCTTTTGGAGCCAACGCAATTGCCTCGGTCATCGAGGTCTGCCAGAAGTTGTACATTTTCTGCGGGTCTTTGGCATAGCGCACCAGACCGTACTTGATCGACTTGCTGTCAATCACGATCCGACCGCCATAGACCGGCACGACGGGGATAAATTTGCCTGGCCAATCCCGTTCTTCAAGGATCTCCATTGCGGTGAGCTTGCACCACTTGACCACGCGCTTATAGCTGTCGCGCTCGCCAACGATCTCAAGCCCGTGCTGAGCCATGAACTCTTTGCTAGGGAGCTGATCCTTAAAGAGACGGGATTTGTCGTTCAGCAGGTAGAGCTTTGCCGGCGTGCGCTCAATGTAAAAGTATTCGGCGATGCGAACGTCCTCTTTGGTCACCCACTCAGGGTTGCTGTCGCCACCAGCTCGCGCGGTAAAGCTGCCGCCATCGTCTGCGTCCGGGTACATATCCCGAAACTTGTCCTTGCTCATGATCGTCGTGATCAAGCATTTCTCTTGGTCCGAGCCGTCCAAAGCCGTGCTATTGGGATCAAAGTAGACGCTGAACGGGTTCTCAATTGATTCGATGTAGATCTCTTGATCAAACGACTCAGGAGACGTGTAATCGGTGACCACGCGCCAATAGCCCCAACCCATGCGAACGGCGTACTCAAACGCCTTATCGTAAGCGCTATCGGCATCGCTGTTGATCTCAATGTGCCGACAGATACCCTCGACAACCTCGGCTGTCTCTTTGTCTGCGTAGCTGTTGCAAGGATGCACCTTAATGCGCGGACGCTGCTGGCGCTGTTGGTTGGCGATCTGCCGGCAATAGGCATCGAGCTTGTTGATCGTCAAGCAGGGTCGGGCTTCCAGGTTCCGGCTGTTTTGAATTTCAACCGGCCATTGGTCGCCGCTGACAAAGCGCAGATCCTCAAGCGCGTCGCTACGGTTGACGCTATCGGCTTCGCTTGCCAAGCGCAAAAATTTCATCGCATCGGCAATGCGTGGATCTTCGCCGTCGTTTTGATAGCTCGCCATGATTAGCTCATCCAGTTCGTAGGTAACGTAAACGTCTGTTGTTTCTTGCGTGACTTAGGCTCGTTGACCATCAGTCCGATGTATCTAAATGCGTCTGCGCCGTGCGAATAATGGTCGTGAAGGGGAGATTTTGAGAATCCACCCGTCTCTGGGTCGACTTCGTACCGATAATGGCGCAGACAGGCAAGACCTTCCGCGCAGTTATCTCTGTCGAACCAGCAGTTGTTGAAAATAGTTCGCGCAGCATTGATAGAGTCAGCAATTGGCACTCTCGGAATGATTCTAGTCTTGTAACCCGCCGCTCTGACAATCTCCTCAATCGATTTGCCAGCAGCGGCAAGCGTTTTATTCTCGGCGTCGTGCGGAAGCCACAACGTGTCGTAATGGTATCCAAACGTCTGAAGTTGCGCTAGGTAATAGCTTATGGTCTTTTGATTGTCCTCAATGTAACGCAACAAGCGCGTTTCCATGCCGACAAACTGCAAGAACCAAATCGCGGTGGCATCAGACCATCCCAAGTCAAACACGGCGTGAACAGGCTTGCTAGGATCAAACGGAACCCGTCCAATGCGTCCCTGAAGCTCGGCGTCCTGCATCTCCCTGGCAAACACCGCGCCGTCGACAGTCTGCCGGCATATGCCCTCCCAGACCGTGTTGTAAGCCTCAATGTCTCGCTCTTTAAGCGCGTCCTTCTCTGCTCTTAAAGTCTCTGGGAACCAGGGATTGTCGCTCCAGTTGATCTTAGTGACCACACAGTCAGCAGGAGGATGAACCACAAAGCGTTGGAACGTCTCATCAGTCTCAAGTTCCGGGTTGAAGCTGATCCAGATCTCTGAATCCTGCTTTCGAATTGTCGGGATTAGAACATTCCATGACATCCGAGAAACTGATTGGGCCTCCTCGACCCAACATACATCAACACCTTCGAATGATTTTATGTTGGAAACATTGTTTTTAAGTCCAACAAAGAAGAATTCAGAACCGTTCTTAGCTCTGATTGACGTCTGGGTTATTTCATAAAACCCATGCAATCGCAATGATTCGATTTGATCGCATAAGAGCTTATGCACCGAATCGCGGATTGACGTCTGGAATTCCCGAGCGCAGAGAATGCGAGTGGGCTTTGATGCGCCGATGATTAGCAGCGCTCTGGCAATCGCCCAAGACTTCCCGCCACCTCGACCGCCGAAGGTTACCTTATACCGATGCTTGTCAAAAAGAACCGAAAGTTTCTCAGGAAACTCGGCATTGGCAATGGCATTATCAAGCTCATTCACTTGGCTTGACAAAGGTAAC